TCGCAATGGGATTTTCAGGGGTGGGCACTGCCAAGACTTTTATTCACGTTGACATGCGTGAGACTACCCCGATGCACTGGCGTTATTCTTGACCTCTTCTAGAATTTTTTCGAGCGTGTGCAGTATGTCGTGCTGAGTTTCTGCCAACTCGACTAAACGCTCGAAATCGTGTTCATCGATCTCAATGGTAATTTTACTCATAGCAGCATCGCTCCGATGATGAATCCTAAAGAGAATGATGTGATTATAGCCCAGCCGGTAAAAATACCCTTATCAAGATCACGCAGCCTAGATTTTATTTGATTTAACGTCATCGCTTTTTCCTTTTTTATTAAACTCTCGGACCCGGCTTTCGTCTTCTGGGTGAATCCACAGGGTTATTTGTTTCAACCCAGCGGCTCGCATTTTTTCTTTAAACGCAGCCTGACGTTCGGCGTTTGTTGTTGTCATGACTTATTCTCGCATGGTTTTGTTTCTTTGAAGTCCGGCCAAGCTTTGGCAACACAGACGTTGTATTTGTACTCACGCTCCTGACGCAGCTGCTCTTCGTAGTCTGCGTTACCCGCCCAGCTCAGCAGCCAGATGAACAGCAGGGCCACTACAAGCCCCGCAAACCGTTTGACCTTGACCATCACTCGCGCCCCTTTAACTTGTCTTGACGGTGGTTCAGAAGGCTCAGAACATCAGGCAGAATCTGCTTGTGATATTCGTCAAGTTTCGGATCCGTTTGCAGAAGCTTTTGGATTGTGATCCAAGCCTCCAATAACTCAATTCTAGTTGGTTCCATTATTCCTCCTAGCGGCCTAAGCCGCTTTTGTCTCGTGCACTTTAACTTTTACAGAATCACGCTCCACACCGTTCTCCCAGTCCCATGTTGCGATCAAAGTCTCCTCTGAACCCCATACTGGAATGCTAAGATCAACATTAATAACCTTGCCAACTCTTCGTTCAACATAACCAGATGCTCGCATTCCGTCGTGATCATAAGCGCCGGTTTTTACCCAACCCCCTTTGGAGACCTTTTGCCACCGGAGAAAACCTTTTAGCTGGCCCTTGCGCTTACCTCTAACGTAACGCGGTAAAGCGTCAACAACATCGTCCCCAAAATAACGGCGAGCCATGCCTTCAATAAACTCCGAAGACATGTACCCGTTTCTGTAATCAATGTTCGCTCTTACTGTCATTGCTCTCTCCTTGCTGTTTGATTAAGAGTTGATCCACTCGTCATATGTTTTGAGTGGTGCACCAGTGGTGATGTCGATACCGTTACCATCGTCGGCGCAGCCAAGGTAGATCTGATACTCGGAGTCATTACTGCCCCGAGCTTGTGTTTGCCAAAAAATCTCTTGCTTGAGTTCCATTTGTATTTCCTTGCTGTTTAAAATTACATTAACCTCAACCACAAAAGAAGTATTGCATGTTACTGGTAACAATGGAAGGGGTTAAACGAAATTAATTGCAAAAAAAAGGCGCCAAAAAAGGCGCCTGCTTAGCACAAGCCTGTCACTTAAACAGGCGTTTGAACCAAGGCATCCATTCCTTTTCGTTCATGACATTTTCGAAACTTGGCTCTGGATCTCCATTCTTCCGAGGTCGGTACGATCGATAACTCAACTGCTGGCGCATTCGATATATCTTGTTAGAAATTGCCTTTTCGTTGCGGTCCAATTTCTCAGCGATCTCAGAGGTTGATGCGCCACGCTCACACATAGTTAGCAGGCGATTAATTTCTTTGATAGTCCAGTGTTTAGATTCTTTTTTCATAACTGCTCCTTGCTGTTTCATGTGGAACTTTAAATAATTTTAACTCTGTCAATTGGAAAGTGTGCCATTGGCTCTAGGTCAGCCGGATCGTTACGATCCACCCTGCCGGTAAAGCTTATGTGCGATGGGTTTTCTAACAACAGCCACCCGGTACAGTCATCCCATTCAACAGCGAAGATTGTTTTTTTTCCGATCATGTTTAACTGTCTTGCCGCGTTTAGCTTGTGAAGCGCAACAAAGATGTCTGGGTACTGGCTCATTTTGTTGCGGCGACGTTTGACCTCAACAAATCCAGCAATCTCCTTACCCCTGATCGCAGCAAAATCTAAAACGTAGCTTGCAGGCAGCTTCCTGAAATCTGAAAACTCGAGGGCCGTGGCGACCCTCTCCATGATCTTGACCTCTGCCTGACGGTCATCTTCCTGCTCATATCTTGGCCTTATCAAAACGGAATATCATCGTCGAAGTTGTCATCAACGGGCAACTGTTCTGGTAACTGCTCTGCTGGATTTTCTTGACGCTGGTAGGTGTCAACTTCAGCATAATAGTTGCCAGACCGGGCCTCCTTCATCTGCACCTTTATCTTGTCACCAGACTGAGTTGCAAGCCATGCAAGCATCTCTGCCTTGTTGATCACAATGTTGGCCTTGACGAAGTCAGGCGCTCGCTCGTCGGGCTTGTACACACGCAGACCATCTACCCAAATTTTATCTTCCATTTTATATTTCCCTTTTAGTTAATTTTTCTAACGCTTTATTTTTCTTGCTTAGAAACTTTTCCATCTCTTTTTCCATGCCAGAAATCCATTCATCATCACGATAGACGCGAGTGCAGAAGGTGCCAATCGATTGGGTATAGCTCAAGAAATCCCAATAGTCTTGTTCGCAAACCCACATGCACCCCTGCACTTGGCAGAAATGATCTGCCGGGACTTTTCCCGTTAACGCCCATTTGACATGGTTTTTGTCACGAGGGCATTTGACTTCTAGGTTCATTCGGTCAGGACTACAGCCATAAGTTTTGTCATTGTTCGTAACAAACCCAACAATTGTAGTCTCGACGTTAAATTCCCATTCATAGATGCCAATTGCTTCGTCTTCGAGATCAAGTCCGCGTTGCATATCGTCCGTGACTTTTACAAACGTAGATTGCCCTGAAAGCTGCTCAGCAATGAGCTCGTACATGTAATCGTCAGCAGATGTTGAAGGTTTTCCAGACGCTGTGAATATTTTTTTAAAGTTAGATGCCGTTGGCATTCCAAGCCTTAACGATAGCCACTCGTCTGTGCCTTGTTCGACCGTATGAACAATCATGTGTTTTGATTACTTAACAAAGATGCGTTTCTTATTTTTATTTTTTCGCACATATTGTCAAAGCTGCTTTTAGAAACTTCCATAAGTGAATTTATTTTGTATGCTTTTAAAAATTTTTCCTCACTGTCAGAACCACCTTCTTCTAACATTTTTCTTAAAGTAACAATCTGCTTGTGATTTATGACCTTTGGGGCATCAGGCTCTTTTGATTTCTCAGAAACATTTAGGCTGTTGCCGTCATCATCTTCCTGAGCGACGTTGGCGAATGCGCTTAGAGAATACCGGCGAAGGTAGGTGATCAAAGATCCGGCAGCTTGTGCGGGATTCTTGGAGTTGGGATCAATCGCCATAGATATGTGCTCAGACATCCACTGACCGGATGTATGCACTAAGGTAGTGGTAACGCTTATCTCGCCGTCTGCGTCTGTTGACGGCGCTTGTATGACGGCTATGCCTGCTTCAGTAAATGCTGGACGGACCACATCGATCACACCGGCTAGGTCCGCGTACTTCGACTTGAAAAAATCGTTTTTCACAGACTTGGTTGGGTTTTGAATCAGACCTTGGGCAACTACGAGTGCAGTTGCCAGTTCGTTGATTTGCTCGCTCATCTTCATGCGTATGCTCCTTCAATTTCATAGAAATCTTCAAAATCCTGCTGGGTGCTATCAAATTTAAATTTGAAATCTGCTGGTATACCAGAGTAGCCCCAGTGATAGTCGATGTAATCGTCACAGATTGGGAATCCGTTGCCAGTTAGATCGTCTAGCGACCATTCAATCCACTGAAAGAACTCGGGGAACTGCTTGATCAATACGCTTGAAGCAACTTTAATTGCTCTTGACCGAGCCTTTATTGCTTCGAACCAAACATTTTGATCGTCGTTAGGAATAACTGATTTAACTCTACAAAGATGCTCGTAATGGCACCAAAGCGAGTACCACGGCTCTTTGGTTTCGTCGAAATTTTGCATGTTGTTAACCTCTTAAATTGCTGGAAATCTAACTTTAAATGAAAATTTAACCGAAGAAAAGCTTTTTTTAAAATTAATTCGGTGCTAGGATCCGCTCAGGAGGTGACAAATATGCAATTACCAATCGAAGTTTACATGGAACGGTTTAACAGCAACATTCGGCGAATCAGCCTAGAGTTAGGTGTTGCGGAGCAGAAGATTCGGAATCGGTCAAGAAAAGATGGGTCTGAACTTTTGGTTTCAATCGACGAGGATTTTAAGCTGTTGAAGCTTGAGGTTATTCATCGAGAAGTTTTCGAACGTGCATAAAAAAGCCCCGACAAGGGGGCCTTCTTATGCCCACAAAGGGATGGGCGGAGCGTTATCCAGCAAGGTTAACGATGCCTATTCTAGTTCATCTGCGGACGTAGAGCAACGTACAGTTACTCCTGCATACGCAGACATACCTAGAGTGAGGTCGTAATGTCGAAAAGTAGTCCGTATTTTCCGTTTTATCCGACCGACTGGTTGGACAGTCATCAGATCTTCAATTACACACTTGAGCAGGAAGGTGCTTACATCCGATTGCTGTCAGCAGCGTGGAAGATGGGCGGCGGATTGCCAAACAATGATCGCTGGATTTGTAATGTTTTGCGTTGCAAGCCATCTCAATGGAAGCGGATAAAAGCAGTTTTATTTGCTGAAGATGGTGCCTTTTACCTTGAGAATGAACAGTGGTTTAACCCGCGCTTGAGCGAAGAATTGAAACTTTTTCGACAAAAATCTCAAAAAAATGTTGAGAACGCGAACAAACGGTGGAACTTACCGGATCATTCTGGAACTAAAAAACCTAATAAAATCAACGAAACGACTAATGCGGTCGCATTACGGTCGGAATGCCATACAGATACAGATACAGATACAGATACAGAAACAGATAAAGAAAAAGTAAACCAAAAAGAAATTACTGCGCGCATAAATGCGCTCGGCGTTGAAATGGATCTTTGGAATGAATTTTTAGGGATTAGAAAAAAGTTAAAGGCAAACAATTCAACCCGAGGTGTTAACACTTTGTTGAACCGGATTGAAAAGTTTGTATCAAAAGGCCAGTCAGCAACCGCTATGATTGAAGAGGCTAATGCTCAGGGCTGGAAAACCGTGTACGAAGAAAAGGAAGAAAAGCATGTACAACCAACAGCAAGGCAACTACTCGATGACTACTCGTGGGCAGATGGACTCATCGCTCAACCGGGTGAACAAAATATTCGCAATGTTACGGATTACCTACCCGACCTTTCTCAAGAACGAAAACGAGACTGAAACCAAGCGCCTCTGGTTTAGTCACCTTGAAAGCTTCAGCGAGGACAAGATTGACGCGGCTCTGAAGATTATGCCTGATGAGTTTCCGAAGTTTGCTCCGACGATCGGTGAGTTTAAGAAATTGTGCAGAGGACAGGCGTCTGCTGAGAAGCCGCCTCAAGGTCTGCCGATCTGCACAAAGTGCAGGTCATATACGATTACTCAGCGTCACTTTGAGATGTGCGTAGAGAAGTCCATTGAGCCAGAGCGTTACCACCGCAAAGATCCTGACGAGATTCGAGCGCAGCTAAAGGAGTTTTTCAATGGACGATAGGCACGAGGAAATTCGTCAACAGGTGATCAACTTCAATCGCCAGAACCCAGACGTTTGGAAGTTATTTTGTAAATTTACGTTCGAGAGGATAGATCGGGGTTTCAAAAACTACAGTGTTAATGCGATTTTTGAGCGCATTAGGTGGGAAAAAGATGCGGGTGGTGATGGTGTTACCAGTTTCAAACTGAACAACAATTATCGAGCATTTTACGCTAGAGCGTTTATGCGGAAGTACCCGCAGCACGATGGATTCTTTCGGACCCGAGAACAGGTCAGCAAAGAATTACCGCCGGTCAATCTTCCAGAACTGATGCCGTCACACTTTCATTGAGGTATAATCATGAACAATATCAAACATTTACCAATGCCAGACAGGTTAATTGCCGAAGAAGTACACCTAACCATTCACAATGTTGACGAGAAGGATAAGCTTTGGACTCTGTTGAAGCAGATTGATTTCAGCCAAGCGATGGATGTGTGGATAAAACCGCACGAAAGTGACCGATCACTTGATCAGAATAATCTGGTGGGCAAATGGTACAGAGACGCAGAGGCTCAGGGTGATCAAACTGCCGAGGAGTATCGAGCGTACTGTAAATTGCACTTTGGGGTTCCAATCATGCGGAAAGGTTCGGAGCGTTATCGAGAAAAGTATGACCGCTTGTTTAAGGATCGTTACACCTACGAAGAAAAATTGGAGTGGATGCAGGAGCCCGGGGATTATCCGGTAACTCGCGTGATGTCAGTGAAGCAGTTTGCTCAGTTTATGGACAAGGTCCGAGAGCATCTTGAGGGGCTTGGATTCCAACTGACTAACACTGACGAAATGTTTCGATGAAAAAATGCAAGATCTGCCGAGAATCATTTGAGCCGCCTCGTTCGCTGCAAAAGGTTTGCAGCATGGGTTGCGCGCTAGAGCTGGCAAAACAAGAACGCGTCAAGAAGGATCGAGCAGCAAGCAGGGAAATGAAAAAACGGGTCCGGGACAAGGATCGAAGTTACTGGGTCAAGAAGGCCCAAGAGGTGTTTAACCAATGGATTCGGCTTCGTGATGACAAGCAGCCCTGTATTAGCTGCGGAACCCGGGGGCCATGTCAGTTTCATGCTGGCCATTACAAAACGGTGGGGGGTCACCCAGAGCTGAGGTTCGAACCGTTAAACGTACACAAGCAGTGCGCTCAGTGTAATAATTACAAGTCTGGCGCAATCGATCAGTACCGACCAAGGTTGATTTACCGAATTGGGGAAGATAACGTAAAATGGCTGGAGGGGCCTCACCCTCCCGTGAAGTACACCATTGATGACCTGAAGGGGTTAGTCAAAACGTACAGAGCAAAAATCAAAGAGAGTAATCATGGCGAAGACAGACAAACAGCAGAAAATTTCTAAAGTCCTAGCGCAGATGCGTGAAGGGAAAAGCTTGAGGCAGTCAGCGGAATCAGCAGGCGTTGCAAGGCAAACTTTTTTGGATTGGGTGGATAAAGACGAAGAATTAGCCGGACAATACGCACACGCGAGAGCTGCGATGATTGACAAAATCGCGGATGACATCATGACAATTGCCGATGAGGATTTAATCCCGACCGGCGAGGGCAAAGTTGACTCGGCGATGGTTCAGAAGCAGCGCCTGCGTGTAGATACGCGCAAGTGGTTATTATCCAAGATGGCGCCAAAAAAGTACGGTGACAAGCTGGAACTGAGCGGTGATGAGCAGGCTCCAGTTTCAATCCAGAGGATCGAGCGTGTCATCATTAAAGAATAAAATTCTTGAGATTCAGACGCCTGAGTGGGCTTTGCCCCTGTTCGAGCCATGCCGGTACAAGGCCGCGTTTGGTGGTCGAGGCAGTGGCAAGTCGCACATGTTCGCTGAGATGCTAATCGAAGAACATATCATGAACCCCAACCAGTCATCGGTTTGCGTTCGTGAAATCCAGAAGTCACTGAACCAATCCGTCAAACGACTGCTAGAGCTCAAGATCGAAGAGCTGAACGCGGGTGAGTTTTTTGAGGTTCAAGACGCGGTCATTAAGTCACGGCGCGGAAACGGGCGGATTATCTTTCAGGGGATGCAGAATCACACCGCAGACTCAATTAAATCGCTTGAGGGCTACGATA